CCTTTCTTATTTCTTTACCCAGTTTTTATATTACAATGTAGTATGTTAGCTTGGGCTGCACATTCAAGAAATAGTACGGGTATGTTTGCTAACTATATGTTGATTGCGATTATAGATGTGGTCGCTTTAGTGAGATTATTAACGATATGAATAGTCATTATTTCCCTCTTGAATCTTTAATTGGTGGTTGGTATATACCAGAAAGTGTGTGTGATGATCTAATTAATTATTTCAAAAATAATACACAAGATCATGAATCTACTTTAAGATATAATAAGTACGATCCAAGTGGTAAAAAGATTTTAACTAAACGAACGGTGCAGACAAAAAGAACAGACATACAAATACAACATGACGATTTTAGGTATCCTTTTCCAATGGTTTACAGAGAGTGGTTACAAAAGTGTTTAACACAATATATTGAAAAATATCCAATGGTAGATAATGTAAAACAATTCAATATACGTTCTCCTTATCTAATTCAATATTATAAACCTGGTGAAGGATATTTTGCAGAACATTTTGAGAATGACCATAGGAAAAAAGAAGGTGATAGAGTGTTGGTTTTTATGACATACTTAAATAGTGTTGAAAATGCTGGCACACATTTTAAGTATCAAAGATTTACAACACCGGCGATTAAAGGTTTAACTTTAATATGGCCTGCTTATTTTACTCATGTACACTCAGGACAAATATCGAAAGAACATGAAAAATACATTATAACTGGATGGTACACAACACATGATTGAATTTGATTACGATATAGATTATAATAATACATTCTTCAAACCAAACGATAGTAGATACCGTATTGGTAGAGGTGAACAAGGTGTGTTACTGGTTCGACCATATACAGATGTCATATGTAAACATTGGCAGTTTAAAACTCCTGTTATAGCTGAGGAAAGTGCTATGAAAATATATCAAATGTATGAAGTCTATAAAGAGGAAAAAGATTTTATTGGTATGGATATGTGTCGCAAGTTTCTTGAAATGGGTTTTACAAGAGCTAGACGATATGCAAACCACCGAGATGGTAAGAAATATGATGAAAATGGTAATGTCAAACCACAGGAACCTGATGCACTCACTTGTGAGAAAGCTGTATCGGCCAGAATATTCAAAGAGTGGAGAGATAGGGTTACTGCTGATAATGTATATCAAACTATGAGAAAAGAATGGAGATTAAATGAGTCCCTTTGAATTTGTAAAACAGATACTACAAGGTAAGAAACAACTTATCGTTGATGATATAACAGAGAAAGAATACAAACCTTTCTTAACTAATCGTTCATTAAGTTACCATAAAGATTGTGTTATCTTTGCAAATGAGATGAATCAAAGGCATTTTTTAGATAATAAGATGCAGAATGACTTTTTACTAAATACTGTGAGATCCATGAGAAGGCCTTTTTCAAAATGGTTAAAGCCAGGAAAAAGTGAAAATTTGGAATGTATAAAGAGATATTATAATTTTTCAGATTCAAAAGCTTTAGAAGCATCCCAAATACTCTCCAAAGAACAAATACAAGAATTGAAAGAGCTTACCGATACAGGTGGTAGAAAGAAATAAAAATGGCAGATATAAACAACTTTATAGAGGTTACATTAGGAGAACAAGACGATTTTTTAAAAGTTCGTGAAACGCTTACACGAATAGGAGTTTCGTCACGAAAAGAAAAGGTACTCTATCAATCTTGTCATATATTACACAAACAAGGTAGATATTATATCGTACACTTCAAAGAATTATTTGCATTAGATGGCAAACCATCTAATCTATCCGAAAATGACATACAAAGAAGAAATGCAATTGCAAAGCTGTTAGAGGAATGGGGACTACTTAAAATCATAAATCCAGACAGAATTGGTAATAATGTTGCCCCACTACACCAGATAAAGATTATATCCTTCAAGGAGAAGGATGAATGGAATTTAGTTGCTAAGTATAACATTGGTAAAAAACCAGATGAAACTTAGTGACTAAATAGTAGTGTGACGCCGAAAGGGTCACAATTATTTAACTTGCTTATTTAAAGGAGAATTAAAAATGGTAGATTTTACTATTGGGCCACTTGTCCACTCAACTTTAGGTTTTGAGAGAGTATTTAATGATGTTGAAAGAATCTTGAATAACAGACCTGCATCAAGTTTTCCACCTCACAATATATTAAAGGTTGACCATAACAAATATGTCGTTGAGTTGGCTGTTGCTGGTTATCATAAAGATGAGATTGATATTACAGTAGAGGATAACTCTTTGGTTATCAAGGGTGAGAAACCTGAAAAAGATGTTGAAGGTGTTCAATACTTACATAAAGGTATAGGCACACGATCATTTACTAAAACCTTATCTGTAGCTGATGCTTTAGAAGTAAAAGGTGCTGAATTTAGAGATGGTATTTTAAGAGTTGGTTTGGAAAATGTTGTACCAGATCACAAAAAACCAAGAAAGGTTGAAATTAAAAACAACCTCAACTTACTTAAACGGGAACTTTTACAAGAAGATAAAGAAGCAGCTTAGTTATGGTGAGGCTCATGCCTCACCTTTTATTGGAGATATATAATGAAATCGGTGACACCAAATCAAAATTATAAAATGAGTAAACAGATGAAAGTTTTACTATCTAATTGTCCTAGTGAAAAAAGACACATTTACAAAAAGATGGTAATTGAGGCAGAAAATACAAAAGTTGATTTCTCTAGAAAGAAGAAAAAAGAGAAGGAGACTAAAAGTGAGTAACATTTTTATTGGTACTAATTTTCACAAAGATTTTCCCTTTTACTTTGACCAAGATTGGTTGATACCTTGTTACGCAGGTGGCACAGGACCAGATGAGCATCACCCACCAAGTGATAAAGGTAAGTTTATCAATGTTACAGTAAAGAAGAGAAGATATAATAATACAATCTTTGATTTTCGTCATTGGTATTCTAGTGTTTCTGAAGATAAATTCTTGAAAGCTATGGGCACTCAAGCTACAGATTATTACACAATCAATAGCGCTCAAGATGCCGACTATCTTGGTTCAGCTTGTTACAGAAGATTTTTATGGTTGGACTCAAATCGCACAATGCCAAAACTTACCATGACTGCTTCAGAGGAAAGTTATCAACACTTAACAAGTGATCAAATGAAAGATAATGCTTTAAAATATCTTAAAGAATCTGACATAGTAATTAATCGTGAAGTAGAAATACGGCAGACACCCTATCTGCTCCTCTCGGAATATGGCTCTCCTGAATCACAATATCTTGTTTCTCAATTAAAAGAATATTGGTTCTTATTTAAAGAAGGTATATTAAAAGCAAATCCAAGTTATGCTTCTTCAATGAAATGGTTTACAGAAAGTAAAGTCTGTAATTTTGAAGGAGTTTATGTAACAAAAAAACATTTAATGCGACAATTAGTAACAGAATATTTTTTAGCTATGGAACACGTTTGGGATAATACAAAAGAAGTTTATCCTGATAAAGAAAAAAATTCTTATGATTGCACAGAGCCTTTTCCTTGGAGATATCCTGGTTTCTTAATGGAGAGATTTGTGCCATTTTTTATTCACGCAAATAAACTTAAAAAAACTGAAGTACCACTTGTGGTGTTAGGATAATCATGTTAGATTTTTCAGACGAAGAAAAACTTTTAGATTCAAGATCAGAACTTTTAAATTCTATATCACCGAATTTAGAAGGTGATCGCCTAATCAAAAAGAAAAAAATAAGAAAAGATTTATTTTACAATTTAAGAGCTGCTTGCCATAATTATATTATTGCAAATATGGTAGAACATGATCTTGATACTGATATAAACAATTGTGTTTATCCAGATTTAAAACATTCTTTTGAGATTTTTCTTTTACAACACGCTGCAAAAATTAAAGATATGTCAAGTGTAACACCAAATGGTGTTATTCGACCAAAGAAAGAAACCTTATCTGAATTTAATTCTATTCAAAATGCTGTTGGTATGATTTTAGCAGATGCGAATATCAAAGCTAAAAAATGCAGAGTGCCTTTATCAATTAGAATTGTTACATCAGATGATGACTCATCTGTGCTTGAAAGACCAAGATCAAACCATAAATTACATAGTGATTTCTGGACTGGTGCTGTTTGTGATTTTGCAATACTCATGCCAGTTTTTGGTTCTCTTGAAACAATAGATGTTGCTTTTGGTGAAGCAATAGGATTTGATGAATCATTTTTACAAGAAGTCACAAACTATTCTGATGGCCGTAAACTCTATAAAAGATTTTCAGAATATAAAACCAGAATGGAACTTGGTAGTATGTTCTTCCAAGATATATTCTGTTTACACGGCACTAGAAGAAGTGGTAAAGGCGCTAGAGTTTCTATTGACTTTACTTTACAATCAGATCAATATGAAGATACGATTCTACCATACTATTCAAATAAACATATAGAATCTGATAATCATATTAACTATGAAGAATGTTTAAGAGTAGGTAGAGATAGTTTTATTATAGAAGATGAATCAATTGCAGAGTTGAGAAAACATAATGACTATGATAAAATTAGTCTGATAAAAGGTGATGCAGCTGCAATTAAAAATCAAACATCAAAATCTTTAAGGTTGATTGATACAAAAACCTTTAAAGATATACTAGAATTTGTGAGGTAATATGAACTGTTGGTTAGAAGATAGAGCAAAAAGATTTAAGAATTTATTTACTGAAGATCAGTTAATAAACCCTTTCATAGCGGTAATAAAACCTGATAAGTACGATTTATCTTGGTTGAAAAAAAGTTCAATGGACTATTTGGCGGCTGTAATTAATTATCCTGAGTATCAAGGTGAAACAGACCTACTTAATGCTTTTGAATTTGCATCTGAAAAAAATGCAATACCAAATGTAACACCAACTGGTATGATATTACCAAAAAGACACTCATCATTACAGTATAATATTTTTTTAAGATCATTTTATAATTTAGTAATGAATACAAACGTAGGGCCTAAATTAGAAAGTTGTCACACACCAGCTCATTTAAGAGTTAAATGGCCTTTAGCTGTAGAGAAAGATTTAGATAGACCAAGACACGCACCAGAGGATTTACACTTTGATAGTTGGAGTGGTTATTCATCACATAGCATGACATTCTTATTGGGTATTCTTGGTGATGTTTCTGGTAATCGTGTTCGTTATTTTCAACCAAAAGAGAGTTTTGATGAAGATTGGCTGTTAAATAAACCAACACCAGAATTTTTATTAGAACACTATGATGTAGTTGATTATGCACCAAAATATGGGGAAATTGTAGTCCTAGATACTTGTGTATTACATCAAACATATAGGGACGCTGGGTGTAAGATTCGATTCTCAATTGATAATTTATTTTTATCAAAAGAAAAATTAGCATGGCAAGAAAATATAGAGAAACATAGAAAAGATGAATTGACAGACCCTAGAGTATTAAGTGAAATTGGAAGTGATTGTCTTTATTTTTGTACAGATACAAATGAACAAAGAAAAGACACTCAAGGCGGTGCTATAGACCCTACTAATTATGATTTTTATAAAAGACCTGTAACCATAACATATAGGATATATGACGAATGAAACTATCAGATAATTTTTCTTTGAAAGAAATGATTAAGAGTCAAACAGCTCTAAGAAAAGATATTGATAATGAACCAGGTGAAGAAGAAATTGAAAACTTAAAATTACTTTGTGAAAATGTTTTACAACCAGTAAGAGAAAATTATGGCAAAGCAGTAAGAGTAAATTCAGGATATAGAAGTCCTGAACTTAATTCAGCAATAGGTGGTTCTAAAACATCAGACCATTGTAAAGGATTTGCGGCCGATATAGAAATTAACGGAGTTGCAAATGCTGAATTAGCAGAATGGATAGAAGCGAATTGTGATTTTAAACAATTAATACTTGAGTTTTACACACCAGGTATTCCAGATTCCGGATGGGTCCATGTGTCGTACAATGAAAATGGTAACGATAAAAAAGTAATGACTGCTATGAAAGAAAATGGCAGAACAGTTTACAAGCTAGGATTAATCGCATAAATTTAAGGAAAGGAAAATTATGAGAAAAAGTTTTATATTAGGTATTATTATTGCATTGTTACCTTTTAGTTTTATTACTAATAAAGCAAGTGCAGAATGGACATCATCAGCAAATGTCGGCCTCTTTTCTGAATATAGATTCAGAGGTGTGAAACAAACAGAAGATGCACCAGCTATTCAAGGTGGATTTGATTTATCACATTCAAGTGGAATTTATCTAGGTAATTGGAACTCAAATGTTGAGTTTGGTAATACATCTTTAGAGATGGACTTTTATGCAGGATATTCTTTTGATATTGGTGGTTTGAATATTGACATTGGTGATCTTTATTATTATTATCCCGACAATTCAGGTCAAACTCCAAACATAAATTCAAATGAAGTATATGCAATTGCATCATATGGACCTTTTAGTGGAGGATACCATTACTTTACAACAGAATGGTTTGGTGTTGGTGATGATAGTGGTTCAACATATATGCAAATCAATATTGATTTACCAATCACCGACAAATTAACTTTATCAGCACACGCTGGAAGTTCTGACATAGAAGGTGCAGTTGGTTCTAATTATGAAGATTATAGTATTAGTGCTGTTTACGCTATGCAAAATGGATTTGATCTTGGTTTAGATTATATTCAAAATAATGGTAGCGGCTGTACAAGTGCAGCTTGTTCTTCAGGATCTGTTATCAGTATTTCAAAATCATTTTAATAAATGGACCTCATAGGTGATTCTGATGTTTGGCCAACACTTGATTGGAAACACCTATGGGTGTATGATAAACTCATACTTTCTAAAAAATTAGGCCACACTTGTGGCCCAGCTGGTATACCAGTACCAACACATGATGAATATGTAGTTAGACCGATTACTAATTTAGAAAGTATGAGTGTTGGTGCTAGATTACAATGGTTACAACCAGGAGATAATATTGAACCTGGATATTTTTGGTGTGAGAAGTTTACAGGCGAACACATTACAGTAGATTATAATTATGGTAAACAATCAACAACAGTTAAAGGTTACCCTAGAAAAGGCCGACTTGATAGGTTCGATAAATGGGAACTTATAGATAGGCAAATACCATTTCCAAAAAAGTTAGATGATTTACATGAAAAAGAATGGGTAAATATTGAAATGATTGGAGGCAATATAATCGAAGTACATTTTAGGTATAATGATGATTTTAGAAACCATAATGGCAAAGTTATCTACCCAGTTTGGAAAGATGAAGAGTTGCCACAACCAGAGGGCTCAATGTGGTATGATAGTCCTTGTAAAGATAGATTAGGACATTGGGTAATATGACAACTAATATAGAGTGGATGATTAATCACAAAACAGAAGTTAATACTATATTGATGCACATTCAGGTTCTTGAATTTGAAATTGAAAAAATGGAATCTGATTTGAGTCCACAGAATAAAGCTAATATGAGAGATGGTCTTGTATATTTAAAAGGCCGAGTTGAAGATTTGAAAGATGATTTATATAAGTTAAAGATGGGAGATATATTATGAGTAAGAGAAGATGGCGACCAAACCCAAGACAAGAGTTTGCCAAAAAAATGGCCATAGAAAATAAATTACCAAGAGCAGAGAGGTATGATATTGTCAAAAGAGATTTTGATAATTCTGTTGAACTTATTGGCTATGTGCAAGACCCTACAAAAAATATGAATGACTTTAGGGGTCGAGAAATGTTATTTCCAAAAAGATGGGTCACCTTAGGTGTTTTTAAACAAACATCACAGATGCCCGTTTAATGGCTAAGCATTATACAAATGTACTTTGTCAAGGCAATTACATACTTTATCGTGGTGTAAACAACGGTAAAAAAGTTAAGAACAGAGTAACATATTCACCAAGCTTATTTGTTAAATCTAAAGATCGTAAACAAGAATATAAAGGTATTCATGGCGAACCTTTAGACGCTTTGCGATTTGAATCTATACGAGCTGCAAAAGAATTTCAACGCAAATACAAAGATGTAGATAACTTTGATATTTACGGCATGGATCGTTTTGAATATGCTTACATGGCTGATAACTTCAAAGGTCAAATAGAATGGAATATTAATGATATAAACATATCAGTTATTGATATTGAAGTAAGCTCAGCTTATGGTTTCCCTGATCCATATGAAGCAAAAGCACCAATCACAGCTATTTGTATTCGACAATTAAATGGTCAATCCGTTGTGTTTGGCTGCCGTGATTATGATAGTCCAGAAAATGTAACATATGTTAAATGTGCAAACGAAAATGATCTATGTAAAAAGTTTATCAAACATTGGGAAAGAGATTACCCTGATGTTATCTCTGGTTGGAATACAGACTTCTTTGATATACCATATTTGGTGAATCGTTTTCGTACATTGTTTGGTGATGACTTTGCAAAAAAACTTTCGCCTTGGAATAATATATGGGAAAGAAAAGTTGTTCTTAACGGGCGAGAATTAATATCATATCATTTATCTGGTATCAATTCACTTGATTATATTGAGTTGTATAAATGGTATGCACCAGGTGGTAAATCACAAGAATCATATAAGTTAGATGCAATTGCAAATGTAGAACTTGGTGAGAGAAAATTATCTTATGATGAATATGATAGCCTGCATAATCTTTACCAAGAAAATTACCAAAAGTTTATTGATTATAATATTAAAGACGTTGATCTAATTATTAAACTTGAAGGTAAACTAAAGTTAATTGAATTAGCTTTAACTCTTGCATATGATACAAAGACAAACTTTGAAGATGTATTTGCACAAACAAGAATGTGGGATTCTTTAATATACAATCATCTATTACCAAAAAAGATTATTGTACCACCAAAGAAATTTAAGAGAAAAGTATCAGCTTTTGAAGGTGCTTATGTAAAAGATCCTCAAGTTGGTATGCACGATTGGGTGGCATCATTTGATTTAAATAGTTTGTACCCACATTTACTGATCATGTATAATATAAGTCCAGAAACAATTGTCAATGCAGAAAATCATACAGAAGAAATGCAAAAAGTTTTGGGATCTGAAGTGAGTGTAGAATCTTTATTAGAACAAAAAATAGATACAAAAGAATTAAATGGTGTAACACTCACACCAAATGGTCAATTCTTTAGAACAGATAAACAAGGTTTCTTACCAAAGATGATGGAAGAAATGTATGTAGATCGTAAGAAGTTTAAAAACTTAATGATACAGGCTCAAAAAGATTATGAGAAAAATCCTTCAACTGAACTATCACATTTAATATCAAGATATAATAATCTACAACTTGCAAAGAAAGTATCACTAAACTCCGCTTATGGTGCTCTTGGTTCACAATACTTTAGATTCTATGATCTAAGACAGGCACTTGCAGTTACTTTAGCTGGTCAATTATCTATTCGTTGGATAGAAAATAAACTAAACACATACATGAATAAAATACTTGGTACAAAGGAAGATTATGTGGTTGCATCAGATACAGATTCGATTTATCTCAAACTTGGTAGCCTTATTGATAAAGTGTTTAAAGAAAAACCAGAAACTGATGAAGCAATCAAATTCATGGACAAGGTCTGTGATGGTAAAATACAATCGTTTATTGATAAAAGTTATAAAGAGCTTGCTGATTATGTTCATGCCTACGACCAAAAAATGGTAATGAAACGTGAAGCACTTGCAGATAAAGGCCTTTGGACTGCTAAGAAAAGATATGTATTAAATGTTTATGATAATGAGGGTGTTAGATATACAACGCCTAAATTAAAAATTATGGGTCTTGAGATGATTAAATCATCAACACCTTATGCTATTCGTGAAAAAATGAAAGAGCTTACTAAGATTATTGTTACAAAAGGTGAAGAAGAGGTACAAGAGTTTATTGAAAAGTTCAAAGAAGATTTTAAGAATTTACCACCAGAAGAAATATCTTTTCCTCGAGGCGTAAATGGTATAAAAACTTATGAAGATTCTAGTTTAATTTATAAAAAAGGCACACCAATTCATGTGAGAGGTGCTTTATTATATAATCAACAATTGAAAAAACTAAATCTTGAAAAGAAATATCCTGCAATTCAAGATGGTGAAAAGTTAAAGTTTACATATCTTAAACAACCAAATCCAATAAAAGATAATGTCATATCTTTTCCAACAAGAATACCAAAAGAGTTTGGTCTTGAAAAATACATTGACTTTGACACCCAATTTCAAAAAGGGTTCATAGAACCTACAAGATTTATTGTAGAATGTATTGGTTGGGAGATGGAGAAAAGTAATTCATTGGAGGATTTTTTTGAGTGAGATAGATTATAGAATGGTGCCTTTGTTTAACACACCACTTTTTATAAAAGAAAATATATTTATTGAAGAATCAACTAAAGAATTTTTAAAAAAACAAGATTTTGAAAGAATGTGGGCTAATAATGGCGATTATGGTGTAGATAAATATATACTCAATAAACCAGAGTGTGCATTATTAAAAGATAATTTAAATGATGCAATGAAAAAGTATGCTTATATAGAACTTAGAGCTCGGGAAAATATAGAGTTTTATATTACTAATTCATGGGTAGTTAGGCATAAACCAGGGGATTGGGCTCAAGATCATGTTCATACAAATTCTATTATTTCTGGTGTTTATTATTTTGATGTAAGTGGTGAAAAAGATTGTGGTGAATTTACACTTCAGAGAGATTTAAACCGAACTGGTGTTTTTCCACTTTCATGTGATATAGATGTTAGGGATCATAATTTATTTAATTCAAAAATTTGGACTTTGATACCAAAAAACGGAGATGTATATATGTTTCCATCATCAACAATTCATAACGTGGGTAAAAACAAAACAAACAACGATAGACACTCACTTGCTTTTAATGTTCACGTTAAAGGTAAACTTGGCACAAAAGAATTTCAATTAGATATAAAATGATACAAGCAATCTTACCTTTTATTACAGCAATAGGATTATCAATAATTGCAGCTTATTATTCTGTGATAGGTTTGGCACAAATTTTTCCAGGATCATTTTGGCCAATCATTGTAATGGGTGCTGTTTTAGAAGTGGCAAAACTTGTAACAGTATCTTGGTTATATAATAACTGGAAAGAAACTATTTTGGCCATGAAAGTATATTTCATTACAGCTATTATACTTGTAATGTTAATTACTTCTATGGGTATATTTGGTTTTCTTTCAAGAGCTCACATTGAATCTAATGTAGTAGTTGGTGCAAACTCAGTTCAAATAAAACAAATAGAGTTAAGAGAAAATTTAATTAGAGAAAGACTAACATATTTGTATAGACAGGCTGGTGATGATCCCGAAAAAGTTGCAAGAACAACTGATAGACAAATTAGAGCTGCTCAAGCACAATTAGTAGAACTTACACAAGAAAAATTACCATTACTGAAAGAAGAAAATATATTAAAGGCAGAAGTAGGGCCAATCATGTTTATCGCCGAGTTTTTATATGGTGAAGGTGACCCTAAATTCATAGATAAGGCTGTAAGAGCTGTAATTTTCATAATTATATTTGTTTTCGATCCTCTTGCCGTATTATTACTCATAGCGGCTAATCAATCATATAGAAAATATAAAGATGAAAAACCTAAACCGGTAGTAAAGAAGGCAAACAAAAGGAAAAGGCTTGACTTACCACCTAGTCCTAGTTTAGAATCCTTCTTTATAGATAAGGATAAAATGTTAGTGCCGAAAAATCAAATCACAAAAATGAAGGAAACATAATGAGTTTGTTAGACAGATTAAAAAAGAATACCACAATAAAAGAAGCTTCAATCTTATCAAAATCTAAATTTTTTAAACAGAAAGATATGGTGCAAACAGATGTACCAATGGTTAATGTTGCACTCTCTGGTTCACTTGATGGTGGTATTGTTCCAGGTTTAACTATGTTAGCTGGGCCTTCAAAACATTTTAAGAGTGCTTTTGCTTTACTCATGGCATCATCATATCTTAAAAAATATAAAGATGCTGTGGTTATATTTTATGACTCAGAGTTTGGCACACCACAAAAGTATTTTGAAACTTTCGACATTGACATGGAAAGAGTATTACATACACCAGTTACAAATGTTGAAGAACTTAAACATGATATTATGAATCAATTAAATGATATTACAAGTGATGATAAAGTAATTATTGTTTTAGATTCAATTGGTAATTTAGCTTCTAAAAAAGAAGTTGATGATTCAATAGAGGGTAAAACAGTAGCTGATATGACAAGAGCTAAAGGTATAAAATCTTTGTTTAGAATGATAACACCACACCTCACAATCAAAGATATACCTTTAGTTGTTGTCAACCACACATACAAAGAGATTGGTCTGTTTCCTAAAGACATTGTTGGTGGTGGCACAGGTTCATATTATTCAGCTGATACAATTTGGATTCTAGGTAGACAACAAGATAAAACTGGAAAAGATATTACAGGTTATCACTTTATTATCAACGTAGAGAAATCTAGATTCGTAAAAGAGAAATCAAAAATACCAGTTACAGTTTCATTTAATGGCGGTATTCAAAAGTATTCTGGATTACTTGATATTGCAATTGAAGGTCAGTATGTTGCAAAACCATCTCCTGGTTGGTATGCAAAAGTAGATAGAAAAACAGGCGAAATTGGTGAGAAAGTACGCTTTGATGCCACACAAACAAACAAATTTTGGTATGATATATTAAATGATAAGCAGTTTAAAACATTCGTACAAGAAAAATATCAAATAGGCTATGGGAATATATTAAGTGATGATGCGACTAGAACAAACGATACTGAAGAACTTAGTTTACAATGAAGAATTTACTCGTAAGGTTTTACCATTTATTGAGGCAGACTATTTTTCAGAATCAATAGAAAGAAAAGTATTTGTTGAGATACATGATTTTGTAAATCAGTATGAAAAATTACCAACACATGAAGTTCTTGTAATTAATTTTACAGAGAAAAAAGAACTTACTGAAGATGAAGTATCTAAAACAATAGAGCTTCTACAAGAAATCAAAAAATCAAAAGATGAAGAAGTTGAGTTGAATTGGCTCATAGACCAAACTGAAAAGTTTTGTCAAGATAAGGCCATTTACAATGCGATCATGAACTCAGTTTCAATTCTTGATGATAAAAATACAAAAAAGTCTAAAGGTGAAATACCAAAACTTTTAAGTGATGCACTTGGTGTTTCCTTTGATTCACATATTGGTCATGATTATATCAATGATTATAATGAACGATATGATTTTTATCACAAGGTTGAAAACAGAGTAAGTTTTGATATTGATATACTTAATAAGATTACAAAAGGTGGTTTACCAATTAAAACATTGAATGTCATTATGGCAGGCACAGGTGTTGGTAAAAGTTTGTTCATGTGTCATATGGCTTCTTCTTGTATATCTCAAGGCGACAATGTTTTGTATATCACTATGGAAATGGCTGAAGAAAAGATTGCAGAAAGAATTGATGCTAACTTATTGAACATTAGTTTAAATGATTTAAGGTCTGTATCAAAAGATGATTATGAATCCAAATTCAATGTATTAAAAGCAAAGACACAAGGCCAATTAATCATTAAAGAATATCCAACGGCAGCTGCCTCTACTTTACATTTTCGTGCATTGTTAAGTGAGTTAGCATTGAAAAAACAATTTAGACCTGATATAATATTTGTTGATTACTTAAATATTTGTACATCATCAAGAATAAAACCAGGTAATAATATTAATTCATACACATTCATAAAAGCTATCGCAGAAGAATTAAGAGGTCTTGCAGTTGAGTATGAATTACCAATTGTATCAGCAACACAAACAACTAGGTCTGGTTTTACAAATTCAGATCCAGGTCTTGAAGATGTTTCAGAATCATTTGGTTTACCTGCGACTGCTGACTTTATGTTTTCTATTGTATCAAATGAAGAACTAGAACAACTGAATCAGATATTGGTGAAACAACAAAAGAATCGTTATGCAGATCCAACTTATTTTAGAAAGTTTATTGTTGGTGTCGATAGAGCTAAGATGAAGTTATATGATGTAGAACAATCGGGTCAAGATGGTATTCTAGATTCTGGCCAAGATGACCCTGATGATAAACCTGATGATAAATTTGATAATTGGAAAATATGAAAATAACTAGAGAACAAGCGTTACATGGTGCTAAAGTATTCTCAGATTACTTTGATCGCTTTGAAAGTATCGCAGATTATATGCGAGATCAAAAATTAAATGCAGTTGATGAAATGTCTTTTGGTTTACCAGGAATGGGGCCTGAAATGGATTTGTTTGATAACTTTGATATGTCCCCAGAAGATATGAATATCGAAGTTGTTGAAATGAATCAGAATATGTGGGACATTTACATTAAGTTGATTTCATCACATTCAAATATGACAAGTATTCCAGGAAAATCATTACGACTTGGTGTATTAGAAAAGAATACAAACAAGTGGCTTGGTTTTATTCGTATGGGTTCACCAGTAATCAATATGAAACCAAGAAATGAATTATTGAATTGTGTATTCACTCAAGATGAAAAAACAGCTAGATCATTTAATCAGACATCTATTATGGGTTTTGTAATTGTGCCATCTCAACCATTTGGTTATAATTATCTTGGTGGTAAATTACTTGCAGCTATATGTTGTTCACACCATGTTCGTGAAATGATGAACAAGAAATATCCAGGTATGAATGTATGTTTATTTGAAACAACCAGTTTATATGGGTCATCAAAGTCTAGTTCACAATATGATGGCATGAAACCATTTCTCAGATTCAAAGGTCTTACAGACTCTAATTTTTTACCATTGATGCACGGCAAACCATATGAAGATTTAAGAGATTACATGGAAAAAGCTGTTGGTGAACCGATAGTACCAGAAGATGCCTCATCAAGAAAACTCAAACTATCAACTAAAATACAGGCTCTTATCAAGGCTAGTTTAGATGGTGAAGATTTGAAAAGATATAATGATACAATTAAGAATGCTCTTAATTTAACTGAAAAGAAACGATATTACGCCTCTTCCTATGGTTTCTCAAACTTTGTTGATGTAGTGACTGGTAAGACAGATAAGTTGGTTCCAGACAAGGAGAACCACGATAAACATCATCTGGAGAACGTAATTAAGTGGTGGAAAAAGAAAGCAACAAACAGATATGTGTCGCTTAAAAACAACAAAAGACTCAGAAATGAATTAGAAGTATGGACAGGTGATAAAGAAATTGACATAATTCGATAGTTGTGTTATCATAAATACATGATAAACAATAAACGAGGATAAGATGGCAGATAAAACATCACTTTTTGAATCATCACAAGCTTGGTTTTCTTCTTACGCTGATGTATTAGGTGTCCAAAAATCAGAGAAACAATTAGATACTGAAAAATACCCAACATGGGATTCTTTTTATTCTGTATTTAAAAAACCCTTTGATGCAGCCTATGATAGGCTTGATGTTGGTATAAAAGGAGCTGTTATAACTAAAAAACAAATGGCAGATTTCTTAAAGGAAAATAATGACTGGTATATATCATCAGTTTTAATTGCTGTTGAATTGATAAAGGAAATACAAACAATATCTCGGTACGGTATAAAACCACCAGGTTATCAAAATCTATTTTACTTCCGTGGTGATGAAGGTGTCATGGGTAAATTAGAAAAAATATTTAAGATAGCAAATAAATCTCCAATATATACTGCTTCAGGTGCTGGTCAACCTTTTGGTGACGTAAATAAATGGAGCCCAGCTGACATATACTTAGCATCAAAAAAAGCTTTTGACACTATTCAAGAAGAGTATAAAACAGCAGAAGCTAACAAGGGCACATATACCTTTATTTCTTTAAATAAAATGATGAATAGTCTAATAAAAGACTCTGAGATTTTACCCCTCTCTTTAAAGAAAACAGAAAAAACGGCTAAATTAGTAAAGGTTAATTTTGATAGAAAATCAGAGGCAAAAGAACTTGAGAAAATTACATTTCTGAAAACTTCTGACTGGAAGCCTTATGTTAGAGTGCCATTTGGCCAAAAAACTGTAGCAAGAGATATAAGAGTTTTTATACAGAATATGGATGAAATAAAATTTAGACATGATCCATCGGCTAAAAGATTTGTAGTTGAGTATATACCAAAAATTGGTTCTGCTCGTGGTGGTTCAATGTTATTAAGTATTTTCATAAATTTGATGAATCAGATAGATAGTAAAACAGCTGGTAACATTGATAAAGCTTTCAACAAAGGTTTACAAGATTACAATAAAGAAGTTGCACCTTTACTAAAACTGAAAGATAAATTACCGAAAAAACAATTCGATTTTGAGAGAGGTGCTATAAGTGCTACAAATATTGTAAATAGAGTTATGCCAATTTTGTTTAAATGGTTTAACAGAAAAGATCCTAAATCCAAAAAACAAATAAACGAATTTACACGGTCAATATTTGCATACATGACCTCAAGATCACCAAACTCAGGAAGGTTTGTAATCGCAAAATGAATTTCACAGAATTTTTAGAAGAAGCCAGACAAGATAAAAATCTTCATTTAGAACATTTAGAAGATAATGTTTTAAATCGTGGTGTTGCTGGCGCCAGAGAATCAATCAACTTTCTACAATCATTGAGAGATATGCTTGCAGGTAGCTCAACATCAAAAGTAAATGTTACAACAAAATGGGATGGTGCCCCAGCTGTTTTTGCAGGTATCAATCCAAAGAATGGTAAGTTTTTTGTTGGCACTAAATCTGTTTTCAATAAAGCACCAAAATTAAATTATACAGATAGAGATATAGATAGAAACCATCCAAGTGGTGGCTTAAATGAAAAACTAAAAGTAGCCTTGGCATTTTTACCAAAACTTGGTATCAAAGGTGTATTACAAGGCGATATGATGTTTACAAAAGGCGACATAAAAAAAGAGCAAATAGATGGGGAGAAATACGTCACGTTTCAACCAAATACTATTGTTTATGCTGTACCTGAAAAATCACCACTCTCTCAAAAAATGCAGGCCGCCCAGCTTGGTATTGTTTTTCATACCTCGTATTCAGGTAGAAGTTTAGACACAATGAAACCATCTTTTAATATTGATATTAATAGATTGAAGCCAACAAAAGATGTTTGGTTCCGTGACGCCTCATTTGTTAATGCTTCTGGCACAGCGACATTTACAGAGGCAGAAACAAAACAAATAAGTAACATACTCTCACAGGCAGGTAGAACATTCCAAAGAATAAACGCATTAGTATTAAATCGCATATCAGTTAATGATAAATTACTTGCAGAAATAAAAGTATTCAATAATCAAATGGTCAGACAGGGTCAAAAGATTAGAAATACATCAACACATACTGTAAACTTAATTAGATATGTTGAAAATAAATTAAATAAAGAAATACTCAAAGCTAAGAGAGATGATACAAAGAAGAAAAGACAAAGAGAAAAAAATGAAATGATGAGGCTTTTAAGAGGTGCAGCTAGACAGTTGATTGAGGTATTTAATCTTATGAACTCAATTACTGAAGCAAAAACAATCATCATTCGTAAGTTACAAGAGATGCGACAAGTTACAAATACGTTTGTCAGAACAGATAATGGATTTAGAATCACCAATCCAGAGGGTTTTGTTGCCGTAGATAAACTATCTGGTGGTGCATTAAAACTTGTTGATCGACTAGAATTTTCACACCAGAATTTTACGGCAAAAAAACAATGGGACAAGTAAAATGGCATACGACATAGACAAAATTATACATGAATATGGAGATATGGACTTTGGCTTTACAGCTGTTGATGAAACAGAATATGAAAAAGTACAAGATGAGTTAAAGAAAGAAAGTTATCAAAAAGATGTTACAGTTGAACAATACAAAGAAAAACTAAGTGAACTAGAAAAATTAATTATGCCTTTCTTAACTAACCTATATAAATCCAGAGAACAGGCCTATATTCATTGGCCTAATCGTGGTAATTTATTAGAAAAACAAATGCAAAGAGTTTTAAAGCTAACGAGAGGGTAATGAGCAATCCAAGAATCGCAAGAAAACCTGGTCAACCAGCAAAATCTAAAAAGCACTCAGACCTCTACACAGACGAGGATCCGAAAGGGACTATTCACGGGCTCAAATTCGCAACCAAATCTGATGCAGAAGCTTCAGTACGAAAGATTAAGTCAAGCGGACGATCCCATGCCCATAAGATTCAAGCAGCGATAGCCATGGAACAAAGAGCTAGAGTGATGGGTAAAACTGGTGCGGCTGCTGTGTATCGTAGTTTTATCAATGCAATGAAAAAGAAAACAAAGAAAATGAATGAAGCTGCATATAAAGGTAATTTAGGTGTCATGGAGTTAGTAAACTTTCACTCTAAAGCCACGCCAGCTCAGAAGAAAAAATTAAATTCTCATATGAAGAATAGAGAACATAAAAAATTTCGTGAACTTATACATCATGTTACAGGAGTTAAACTACACAAGAGCGTAAACGAAATGAAAAATTCACCACTAGATACTTGGGATAATGAAGAACCCGTAAAGTACACAAAACATTTAACAAAAACTTTTGGTCAACCAGATGAACTTACAGATGAAAGAGTAGTTTGGTATGCTAAAGATGGATTCAAAAGAATTGTTGTAAAAGATGAACACATATTACATGGTTCTCCTGCACCACATTATGACTTTGTTTATAGTTATATTGACTTAAAAGTGCCACATGAATTTGCAGAAGATATGGCAAATAGTAGTGAGTCAATACTTATAGACTTTCTTAAAAATGAAGTTGGTGCAAGGTGTGGTTCAATTACAGCAAATGCAGTAACACTTAATTATGTTTTAGATGTTGTTGCAGGTCGAGTAAAACCAAGTAAGAAAGAGTATGAAAAAAGAATCTTAGAGATGAGAAAGATGTTTGAAACTGGTAAAACATATACAAATGATTGGTGGCCAGATGAAACAAAAGATGCAGACCCTAAGAACCCATATTATAAAAAAGGTAGTGTTGAAGAAGAATACGGAGCTGGAGAAGAAGCCACGGATAAAGTAGTACGGAACTATAAGAAAATGACACCAGGACAATTGGTTAAATTTAAACAATATATAAAAGGATAGTAAACTTAAATTTGGAGTAAATAATGCGAAAATTGATTATAGGATGTGCCAGTAATTATGATTGGTCTACACTTCAGTATTGGTGTAATTCGATTAATCAAACTGGATTTGATGGTGATAAAGTCCTTATTTTAATGAACTGTGATAAAGATACGGTCATTAAAGTTGAAAAAGCTGGATTTAAAATCATAGGTTTCAACAAAGATGAGGATGGTAATTTAGTGCATGATTCAAAAATGCCACCTCATGTAGAGAGATTCTTGCACATATATGAGTATCTTAGAAAAGCAGATGACTATGATTGGGTCGTTACTACTGATGTAAAAGATGTAATCTTTCAAAGTGATCCATGTAAATGGCTGGAGGAACATGATGCTGGTGACCACGCTGATTTATTTTTCTCATCTGAAAGTATTTTATATAAAGATGAACCTTGGGGTAATCAAAATCTTCTTGAAACTTTTGGACCATATATACACAATATTTTTAAAGAGAATATAATTTACAATGTGGGTGTTTTAGCTGGTCGTGGTTTTGCTATGAAATCTTTAATGATTAATATATTCTCATCTTGTATGGGCAAACCTATACCAATATGTGATCAATCAACATTCAACTTTTTAATTTCACAACCACCTTACATAAGCACTTCAGAATATTTTGGTTCAGAGGATGGCTGGGCTTGTCAATTAGGAACCACGGTAGATCCTGCAAAAATAGAACAATTTAAACCAAAACTATTAGAACCAAGTCCTGTTATGGAAAATGGCCGAGTAAAAACAGAAGGTGAAACTCGCCCTAGAAGAGATTTTTGTATTGTTCACCAATATGATAGAGTGCCTGCTTGGCGTCATCTTATACAAATGAAATATTCATCATGAGAATAGCCTTGTGTTTATCTGGTCAACCTAGAAGTTTTGAAAAAGGTTATGAGTATCATAAAAAAAACTTATTAGATCACCATGATGTAGATACTTTTATTCATACATGGAAATGTGATGAAACAAAAAACTATATGGAGTTGTATAAACCTGTTACAGCTCTTATAGAAGATCCTTTACAAGGTGATTTTGACCAGAGATACACTAATACACCTGACGCTATAAATCACCCACCTCGATTCACAGTTTCAATGTTTTATAGTATGGAAAAATCTTGTGAATTGAAAGTAAAAAAAGAGTTACAACAAAAAAAAAGTTATGATTGGGTAATTAAATCAAGACCTGATTACGCTTTAAGTATTGTTATACCATTTGATGAATTAGATCCTTACAAACTTTATATACCAAATTGTAGAATGGTTCCTGAAAGAGATTTCGGTAATGATCAATTTGCATTTAGTTCATCTCATGTTATGAACAAAAGAATGACAATATTTTCTAATATGAATCATCATTATGACCAAGGTGTGCCAATGATTGGTGAAGATATGATGAGAGCTCAATTACACCAGTATGGTTTACATGGTGAATTTTTAGAATATGTAAACATGAATAATCCCTTTCCTCCAGGAAAGTTCAATGGTACTTGGCACTCTTTAATTCGTGATGATTGTGGTGAATGGAAAAAAAGGTAGTAAAAAAATTTGTTGGCCACTCAGGTTGTGAGATTTTACTTATAAGGGATAAAAATGATTTCTTTGTAAGGAAAAATGGTAATGTAGAAAGAAACATAGAGAGATTAATAAGTTTGTATGAGAAAGGATATGATGTACCAGCGATATTTGATTCATCTGAAAACTTTATTGAAATGGAGTATATTCACGGTCTTGATATTGTGGAGTACCTAAAAACTAGAGATACAAAAAAATTAGGTAAATTTATAATTCAAACAATAAATTCATTTGCTAAAGATGCCATTAAAGTTGATTATTCTAATGTCTATGATAAAAAAATTGATTTTATAAGATCAGTAAAAGATTTGCCTTTTAGTAAAAATGAATTAATTGATAGATTGCCAACATACTTACCAAGATCAATATATCATGGCGATTTTACCCTAGAGAACTTGATTTTTAATGAAGAATCATTTACAATGATAGATCCAGTTTCAATTGAATATGACTCTTACATATTTGACTTGGCTAAATTAAGGCAAGATTTGAACTGTAAGTGGTTTTTAAGAGATAAAAATATTAAGTTAGATGTTAAGTTACAAAATTTAGAAGATCAAATTTTTAGTAAGTTTGGTTTTGCAAAAAATGACTATCTTTTAATTCTTATGTTGTTAAGAGTTTACTTACACACTAAAGATGGAGATAGTAATAGAAAGTTTATATTGAAGGAGATTAATCGTTTATGGAAATAATTGTACCAGCCGCCGGAGCTTCTTCCAGATTTCCAAACATGAAACCAAAGTATCTCTTATTTGGTCGACATAATAAGATGATGTTTCACCATGCCATAGAAGATCATCTTGAAAAAGATGATAACATTACAATTGGTATTTTAAAAGAACATGATAAAGAATATCAGGCTTCAGAGTTTATTCGTCAACAATATGGTGACAGAATAAAAGTTATTGTATTAGATAATCCAACAAGAGGCCCAGCTGATACTGCTTTTCAAATACTAGCCAAAGCAGAAATAGATGATTATGCAGAAATCTTTATCAAAGATTGTGATAGTTTCTTTAGTCATGTATATACTGAAGGTAATTATGTTTGTGTTTCTAATATAGTAAATCATGAAACATTGAAAAAATTATCTTCTAAGAGTTTTGTTGTTTCAAACAATCAAGGTATCATCAATCAAATCATAGAAAAAAAAGTGGTGTCTGATACCTTTTGTGTTGGTGGGTATAAATTTGAATCAGCTATAACATTTAGAGATAATTTTACAGAAATAAATTCACAAAATGAATTATTTGTGTCAGATGTAATTCAAAGAGCTTTATTTAAAGGTGAAGTATTCTATGAAAAAAATGTACAAAACTACCATGATGTTGGTACAGCTGATGATTGGTTTGAATGGAATAATAAACCAGTTATATTTTGTGATATAGATGGCACAGTTGTTAAATCACAAAGTAGAGTTGGTGATAACTCAGTTTGGAAATTAGGTAAACCTCTTGAAAAGAATGTAAAAATACTTTTAGAGATGCAAGCTAAGGGATCGCATTTTGTTTTTACCACAGCAAGAGATAAAGAGATGGAAGATTCAACGAGGGCTACTCTTGATAATCTAGGTTTTACTGATTATGATTTAGTCATTGGTTTACCAAATGCAGATAGAGTATTAATTAATGATTTTCACAATCAAAACCCATACCCTAGAGCAACAGCAATTAATTTAAAAAGAGATAAAGATGATCTAGAAAATTATCTAAGTCAATTGAAGAGTGGTAAATGAGGCCTGATAAAAATTTGTTTATTGTAACATCTGCTTTAGAACCTACAATTGGTGTAATTAGTAAAGCTGATAGGTTTGAACAAACTATGGCAACTTTGAAAAACCTAAGAGAAAAGGTGCCTAATGCTTTTGTTTTATTTTCTGATGGATCACCAGATGCTTGTGATGAAAACAATACGAATCAGATTACTAATTTTATTGATGGTTCTGTGTATTGGTCACATGATGAACAAATAAGAGAGTTATCTAAAACTGGCCGAAAGAGTGAAGCCGAAATTGCTTTGTTACTCAAAACACTTTTTTTATTGAAACAACATCCAGAATTATCTAAATTATTATTCTCTGTAAAAAGAATATTTAAATATTCAGCTCGATCATTATTACAGGATAAATTTAATATTGGTGTTTATGACAACGCTAACTTATTTGGTAAATATGTTTTTAAAGAAAGAATAAAAACTTGGATGCCTGATAAAAGTTTAGTCGATCATCTATTCATTACTCGATTCTTTTCTCTTTGTCCTTCTTTGATTGATGATTATATTAGAACTTTAAACAAAGCATTAAATTCATGTGCCACTTATGGTATAGATACAGAACACGCACATTTTAAACAAACAAATAAAAAATATGTAGTAGAACTTCAACGTGTTCATGTTGAAGGTATTATGGCCGGAACTGGAAAGACAGAGGAATATTAATATGAATTTATGGAAACATTTTTTGGAAAATAAAGGTAATAAAATTACAAGGTGGACACATTATTTTCCAATTTACGAAAAACATTTTGCACAATTTAAAAACAAACCTGTTAAAGTTTTAGAGATAGGTGTTTTAAATGGTGGGTCACTACCAATGTGGTCAAAGTATTTTGGACCATGGTCTCAAATTGTCGGCATTGACATAGATGCTGGTTGCAAACAACATGAAAAAGATGGTATTCAAGTAAGAATAGGTGATCAATCTGACCCTAAATTTTTACAAGAGCTAGTTGATGAGTTTGGTGAATTTGATTTAATCATTGATGATGGTAGTCACCATGTAAATCATGTTCGTAAAACTTTTGAATTTTTATACCCTAAAATGTCTAAAAATGGTATGTATTTTATTGAAGATACACACGCAGCTTATTGGGCAGATACACATGGCGGTGGGTTAGAACATCCAGATTCTATTATAAATGTGTCAAAAAATTTAGTTGATAAGTTAAATGCTCATCATACAAAAGGTCAAGTTGAACCTGATGAATTTACTGAATCAACACAATCAATTAGTTTTTACGATAGTATCATTATATTTGAGAGAGGTCAAATTAAATGGAAACAACCATTAGAGTTTGGTGATATAGATTTTAGAGATCAAAGCGAGGAAGTGTTAACCATAAAAACTTAAATGTATAAATACTAGAAAATTTAACTTATTAGCTGCAGAGGCTTATGAAATTTCTAGACTTCATAGATGAAAATCTATCAAAAAAAGAGAAGCACGCCGTTTTATCATTCGGTAGATTAAATCCGATTACAAAAGGGCATGAAAAACTTGTAAATAAGGCAAAACAAATTGCTCGACAAGTTGGTGGCACTCATCATATTGTACTCTCACATAGTCAAGATAAGAATAAAAATCCACTTTCAGCTGCTGATAAGTTAAAACACGCAAAAAGAGCTTTTCCTAATACAAATTTATCTACATCAGATAAAAAAAACCCAAACTACCTATCACAGGCAGCTAAGTTGCATAAGAAAGGTGTATCACACCTACACGTTGTCGCAGGTTCAGACCGTGTTTCAGAGTTTAAAAACACTCTCAGCAAATACAACGGCACACATTCAAAAGCATTATATAACTTCAGAAAGATAACAGTACATTCATCTGGTGATAGAGATCCAGATAGTCATGGCACATCTGGTATGTCAGGTACAAAGATGAGAGGTCATGCAGCTGCTGGTAATTACAAGGCATTTAAGTCTGGAGCACCATCAGGTATGAGTGATAGCCATGTAAAACATATGTACAATGATACTCGTAAGGGTATGAAAGTTGCAGAAGATGTTGCAGTATTTTTAATTGGCGGTCCTGGTTCTGGAAAAGATTTCATATTTAAGAGTGTGATGGAAGATTTTGGTCTTAGAGAAGTGAATACGGATAAAGCTTTTGAGTATATCATGGAAAAAAGATATGATACTCATGAAAGATCAAACCTTGTAATTAATGGTAATGCTCACGAAGTTAAAACTCTAAACAAAATAAAAGAAAAATTAGAAGAACAAAATTATAAAACAACAATGGTTCTTGTTTCTACTACAAATGAAATATCCAGATTAAGAAATGAGTCTAGAAAAAGAATCATGAATGAAGAATTAAGGCATGAAAAATGGAAATTAGTAAATATAGTTAAACCATATTTTGAAAATATATTTCAAGAAAATTATATTGAATTTGATAATTCAGAAGATTTATTAGAGGAACATTTTCAAGAAAAAATATTTGACTTAAAAGAATGGTTAGAAGATAAAATGTCAAACAATATTAAAGATATTGATGATTTATTTGAGGACGCATTTTCAGAAGATTTAAGAAAATGGTTTTCTAAAGATGACCCACAGGGCGATTGGAAAAGGATTGACTCTAAGGGTAATGTAGTTGGCCCATGTGCAAGAAAACCAGGTGAACCAAAACCTAAGTGTATGTCAAAAGCAACTAGAGCCAAACTTTCTAAAAAAGAAAGAGCCGCTGCTGTTCGTACTAAACGAAAGCATGATAAAGTTGCAGATAGAGCTGGTAAAGGTGGGAAACCAGTAATGGTTTCAAGCTTTGGTAAAGGTAAATTAACGAAGGAGGATAGTAATGAATATGATTGGAATGATGATCAGGAAAACAATCAGAGAAGAAATAGACAAAGCTTTGGACGAGTTCTTGAAAGAGAATTTTCCGAGGCAGTATCACATAAAACAAAAAAGAGCAAACTCGGAACCAAGAATGTCAACGACACATTCAACGCATGGTACACAGGGTCGCAGGTCAGCAAATACTACAAACCAAACGAGCTCTCGGAAGAGAGTCAGGAGGCCAAGAAGGCCACGCAACAACAAGAGTCAATAGATAAAGGCATAGAACCTGGTATGGCTCTTGATTCATATTCAAAAGAATATAATAGTTTAAAAACTAAAGGTCGTGTAAGAAAAGGTCAAGTGGTGCCGTTTAAAGAATTAACAGGCGACACTACTGGTGCCTCCATTTCAGCAAAAAAAGAAGATGAGTTGAAAAAAGTAGGTATCAATTTAAAGACTTTTAAAGCAAAAAGATTTCCAGGAACGGGCTAATGAAAACATTTATACAGTTCATAGAAGAAGATAAAACACCTGCATGGCAAAGAGCTGAAGGTAAAAACCGAGAGGGTGGTTTGAATAGAAAAGGTGTTGAATCATATCGCCGTGAAAATCCAGGATCAAAATTACAAACAGCAGTTACAACAAAACCAAGTAAATTAAAGAAAGGTTCTAAGGCTGCTAAACGAAGATTATCATTCTGCCGGAGAATGGAAGGGATGAAGAAAAAACTGACCTCAGCTAAAACTGCTAGAGATCCAGATAGTCGAATTAATAAAGCTTTAAGAAAATGGAACTGCTAAACAAGGAGAAAAAGAAATGAAATCGAAAGATTCAGATACAATTCAGAGTGTAGCTGATGAGGTTCAGAAAATTATGTTAGGTGAAGAACCAGATCAGCCAGAATTTAATCAAGAGTTAGAAAAAACTCAAGGTAAAGCCTCTAAAAAGAAAACGCCTGAAGAAGAAGCTGGTGTTGCAAAAGCTGCTGTTCAAGCTGTTAAGGTTGAAGATGTCAACATTTTTGATCTTCCCTTAGACACTATGAGTGAAGCGGATGTAATATCACTTAAAGCTTTAACAAAAGATGCCATGGATGCTGTTCCTTTATCTAAAGAGCAATCAGAGTTGATTAATAAAATTAATGTGATTCGTGAACGATATAAAATGACCCCTTTACAAATTTTAAATAGTGAAGGACATGATGGGCTTCATGGCGGTCAAAAGAAACTAGACATGAATAAAAATAATAAAGTAGATGCCGAAGATTTTAAAATGCTTCGTGCAAAGAAGAAACCTGCAAAACGCACCGTGACCATAGATAAACCTGATCGCTTAGTGAGTATGAAAGTTTCTAAAGAAGAAGTAGAACAGATTGATGAAGTTGAAGTATTACCAAAAGGAGTTACAAGGCATAAAGCTAAATTAGCCATGGGTGCCAAGTATGGTGCGAGTGATTATGGTAGAGGTGGCGAAGAAGAACAAGAAATGAAAAAAGCCATGACAAGAAAAGCTGAGCCAAAGAAAAGAGGTAGTTATGGCGCTAGACAAAACATTGTTCGTGGTACCAGAGTGAGTGGTAAAGATGTAAATGAAGATGTTAAAGATATGGAGAAAGTGGCCAAAGAATTAGCGGGAGCTTCTAAAATGCACAAAAAACAATCTGAAAGAGTACAAAAGCACGTGGACCAGATGAGTGAGGCCACATTTTTTGATAAACTAACACTACTTGAAGAGGCGCCATTAGAGGCGATAAGTCTTTCTCTTCAAGAAGGTAAACTGAAAGATATGGTCACAGGTCATATGGATGCTGGCCATGATTTTGATACAGCTGTGAAGAAAGCACAGGCAGATTTAGATAGAATGAAAAAACCAAAACCAAAGCAAATGTCATTACCTTTGAAAAAACAAAAAGCAAATGAGGAAATAGATGAAGGTGCTTTAGGCGCTACTGCTGGGGCAGTTGGCGGTGCAATGGTGGGCGGACCAGTTGGTGCAGCTGTTGGAGGATTAGTTGGACATAAAGCTCAACAAGGTTTGCAAAAGTTAGGTAAAAAAATAAAAGCAGGGGTTAAAGCATTTAAAAGACCACAAACTGCTGAAGCTTATGACAATGAAGAAAAGAATGAACAACTAGAGGAGGGCACCCCCACAAAAAAGCAAGTTAAGCAGGGTATTGGTATAGCTCGTGATAAGAGATTTGCAAAAGGTAATATGACCGGTGCTGTAAAAGCCATGGATAAGGTCAATAAAGGTCTCGCCCAACACCCTGCTGTAGCAAAAGAGCTAAAGAAACAAAATGAAGATGTAGAGCAGTTAGATGAACTATCACCAAAAGCTTTAGGTGATTACGCAACAAAAGCTGCCGGTGATTTAAGTAGAAGGTCTTATAAATCTGGTGTTGCTAGCATAGCAACAGATAGACCTGGTGGTAGTGATAAAAATTTCAGAAAGATTGCTAATCGTACAACAGGTTTAGAAAGAGCTGCTCGTAAGTTAGTTGATAAAGGTCGTAAAATGAAAGGTGGAGTGCCAGAGTCAGTAGAACATATTGATGAACTCGATACTAAAACTTTGATGAGTTATAGAGATAAGGCTGAAGATGACCAAGTTGATAGAGCCATGGACATGAAAGGTAATACACCTAAAGCCAAAAAACGAGCAATGGGTATAGAAAAAGCTAAAAGTAGACTTAAAATGAAAGCTCAGTTATATGGTGGTCGACCAGGTCAATCATCTTATAAAGGTGGTCACTTAGATCCGAACAAGCCCTTGAAGCCTCAAGTTAAGAAAGAAGAAGTTGAGTACATAGTAGAAAAAAATGTACCAAATAATCCTAAATTATGGTCAAGAGCAAAGTCATTAGCAAAGCAAAAGTTTGATGTTTACCCATCAGCTTATGCAAATGGTTGGGCTGCTAGATGGTATAAATCAAAAGGCGGAACATGGAGAAAAGGTAAATGAAAACTTTAAAAGAACTTAATAAATACACTCTTGCTCGCTATCAAATGAAAGCGGCTGATGACCTTAGATTTAAAGGTGTAGACCAAGGTGCAAAAATATCCCATGCTATATCTAAAGGTGGTGATATGAGAAAGACTGACCCAGATATAGAGAAAAGAAGTAGAAAATTAGATAAAAGGGTCATTGGTATTGGTAGAGCTGCAAATAAACTTACACAAAAAACTAATGAAGAAAAGAAAGTAAGAGGTGTACAGAAAGCTATCAATAGAATCAATGAAGAAGATGAAGCTTATGCAAAGATTCATAGTTTTCATGCTCACCCTGATGGTAAGTTTACGATTGGTATAAAGCATAAACCAGGACGATTTGCTGATGAAAGAAAAGTTATGCACACAGGCACTATGCAACACTTACAGAAGGTGACAAAAAGATACCCTTTAACAGGTTCAGTTAGTGTTCATTCAGTTAAAACTGGTAGAGAGAATATAAAAGAAGGCCATTCAAAGAAGAAGTATTTAAGAAATTTAAAGATGACAATGAATCAGGCGACACTTGGTGATATGTCAACAGCTTTACAAAAAGGCGGTTTTCAAGGTAAAGGTCAATATGAAGAAGTAGAACAGATTGATGAAGGTATTTTTGGATCTTCAAAAGCAGGAAGAATGAAAAGTCCTGATTATGAATATAATCAGAAACACGATAAGATGAAAAGAAACATCAATTACTATACCGAGCCTGTTCAAAAACACGTTGAAAAAGCAGAGAAATCAAAATCTTTGCATCATTTGAAAAGAGCTGAAAAGACTATGAATCAAATAACAAGTGCTAAAAAAGCAGCTAGGGAATTTGGTGAAGAAACAGAAATACTTGAAGATGGTCACGCAGATGTAGCATCAGCTATGAGAAAATGTAAAACAATTATGGAAGATGCTGGTGATATACAAACTAGACTAGCTATGATGGGCACCACAGATTCCTTACCAAGTTGGTGGACAAATAAACTTGCAGTTGCAGCTGCATATATGGATAGTATGAGAGATTATCTGTTATATCCTACCATGGGTGAAGGCATGGAAAAACAAAGACAAATTAAATCTCGTATGGGTAAAATGGATACATCTGAAATGGATCCGAGATTAAAATTACCAAAACCAAAAGATAAACAGATGAAGTTGCCATTAAAAGAAAAACATATGACTGATGATCAAATGGAAAAACGTGAAAAAATTGTAATGGCGATGAAACCTAAAATGAAAGGTTTTAAAGACAGATATGGCGATGATGCTAAGTCAGTAATGTATGCAACAGCAACAAAAATGGCCATGAAAAAAGAAGATACAAATCTTTTTGAAAAGGTTAAAAAAAGAAAAGAAATTCAGAAGAAATTAAATGGCAAAGACAAGTTTGAAGCTGATCCGACATTGACAAGTCAGATCATGAGGCCTGATAATCCTTCTAATGATAACGATAATAAGATATAAATACACAATAACATTCTAAAAGGAGAAAAAAATGTCGCTTTGGGGAAATACAGACGCCGCTAATAACGTGCCAAAACAGACAGACACAACGGGTTATGGTGGTGATACACCTCAAGTAACACCGAATGGTCAAGTATATTTTGCTAACACAGCAATCGGAGATTACATTGATAAAGCCGCTATAGGTATTTTCGGTGTATCAGCCGCAGAACAATCATCAGCAGAGGCTAATGTGTCTACTGGTGATGGATCTGGAATACCAGCACACGCCGGTTGGGTACTTAGAAAAGTTGGTACAGGACCTATTACAAGTATTACATCAAATGCTTTTGGTCACTTAGTAAACTCATATATTAACTTTTCAACTGGTGGTGGTAAATCTGGTACAGGTCAGATTCACGCTAACGCTAGAGTATATGTAAATTCAACTGGTGCAGTTGTAAATGTAACAATAGGTAACACAGCTGGTAATTATGCTAATACGCCAACTATAGCTAATATTTACTCTTCATTACACTTTGTACAGAATACAGCACCACTAACAAATAAAGTTGTACAAGGTAGAGCTAACGCCGTGTTCACAATCACAGTAGGTGGGCGTGCAGGTAGAGTTCAAACTGAAACTTTAGTTGCAATGGGTTCCATGGTTGGTGATGGTTCTAAGGAAGTGTTTGATAAAGGTTAATGTAGTTGAAATTTAAAAAGTTTCGTCAATTAAATGAGGTTTCTACAGCTGTAGAACCTGATCAAGCCGAGGAGTTTCACGACCTTCCTGCGAAGGATTGGGGTGAAAACTCCTCATCTTTTTCTAATCCTAGAGTAAGAGCACAAGTCAATACTGAAATACTCCAGTATATGAAGTTTGGCTTTAGGGTGCCAGAAGAAGGTATATCTATGATTAATAAAGCTCTTCAAAGACATGGCTCTATGTTACCATCTACATATAGACCTGCTCAAGAGGGTGAAGAACTTGGTATAGATTTAATGCAATTTGGCCAAGATTCTGGATATAAGATTTACATAATTTTCGACCTCGCACATGAAAGTGGTCGCTTTGAGTTTTACGCTGAAGTTGGTGATGAAAAACGAATAGCAGAACTTTTATTAGACGAGGGAAAAAGAGTATAGGAAAATAATTGGCTTTTGAAACTTTAAATAATGAAAATTGGATAATGTATGCTATAAAAGCTTATGAAAAACCAAATTATGTATTGAGTGAGTTTAAAGATGATTTAAAAAGAATCAACTATTTAAAAAGACTATTTCGCAGATACAGAAAACAAAGCGACATTAAAGAAAGATTAGTATTAAATCATTTGATAGTTTTAACAAATGTTTTTGGACCAACGGTAACAAGTAGATTATTATTTTTTAAAGTGGCAAAAGAGGATCATTCTATACTAAAAACTTATCTAACATTTTTAAATATTATGCCAGATAAGATAACAGGTATAGAAGGTAAAGATATTCATTCATCATCAATACAAATTGATATGGGTATAGCGGAGAAACTTAGGAAAATAGATGAGTAAATGGTCAGACAAGTACAAAAGAAGTATTGATTGTAGCAACCCCAAAGGCTTTAGTCAAAAGGCTCATTGTGCTGGTCGTAAAAAAAGATCATTGAAAGAAGCTGGCAGACCATATAGTGCAAAATATATGAAAGCACTTATAAAAGCAGGTCAAGGTAAAACAGCAGATACAGTAAACGTAAAGATACCAAAGAGTGGTCATTTTATAGATGAAGAAGAACTAGACGAAATTTTAACAACAGCAGGTCGAGTTGCAGGTCAATATCTAGGTTCTAAAATAGGTTTAGATGCTCCTGGTGCTTCCGCCGGTGAGGCGTTAGGTGTTATGGCAGATTATCATACACAAAAGGCCGCAAGAACAGCAAAAGCTAGACTTAAAAAATTTCAAAGAGGTGTAAAAAGAAAAGGTTATAAAGTTGGTGATGCCGCTAGAGCTGCATTAAACAGACCTAGAAAACCAGCACCTGTAAGAAAAGAACCCACTCTCACTAAAAATGAAGATGCACCAACAGTAAGTGCAGGATCAGGCCAAGTAGCTGGTATTGGTGTTGGCCCTGATGGTGAACCAGGAGTTAATTTAAAACTCCCGAAAAAAAGAAAAAAAGAATTAGAAAAGATGACCGCTAAAAAATTAACACCAACTTTTTTATCTAAAGAAGGTCATTGTGCAGGTATTGGCCCACAAGGTGAAAATGGTATGCCTAAAAAAAGAGGTCGTAAATTTAGAAAGTTGATGCCTTTTATAATGTACATGAAGAGGAATAATGTTTAATGTTTTAAGTGTAGTGAAAGTTTTATCTTATCTTGGTATCGTTATTATTATTGCAGGTGGACTTTGGTATGTTACAAATCTCAAGGCTGAATTAGCCACATCTGAATCAAATAATAAAATACTTGAAGAATCTTTGTCTGATCAAAACGAAGTGATTGAGCAGATGAAGGTTGATATTGCCATGATAAAAGAGATTAATCAAGAAGTAAATGATGAATTGAAAAGACAAAGAGAAGAAGTAAAAAATATCGTTGATAAGTTTAATGTAAATGCAAAAGGTGAATCTAGAGATATTGGAAAAATTGCAGCCAGAAAACCAAGAGCTATGGAAAGACTTATCAATAGAGGCACAAGAAATGCACTTAGATGTTTGGAGATAGCCTCAGGTTCACCTCTTACAAAAAAAGAACGAAACGCAAAAACAGAAAGTAAAATAAATCGTGAATGCCCAACTATCGCTAATCCTTCTTATATCCCTGTTTTTCATTAACGGGTGTTCAATAGTACCTAAATTTTGGGGAGATGATGTAAAACCCATTGAAGTAAAACAGGTAGCTGTTGAACGAATTAAACTAAATATAGAATCACCAAAACCATTACAACCTGAAAAGATAGAGTGGGTTGTAATCACACCAGATAATGTTGATAAAGTTTGGAAAAAACTAAAGAGTAAAAATAAAGATTTAGTTTTATTCGGCCTTACAGATGATGGATATGAAAAACTATCAATTAATATGGCTGAAATTAGAAATTTTATTAATACACAAAGAATAATTATTTTAAAGTATAAGGATTACTATGAAAAAGACGATAGCGATAATTAGTGCGGTATTCATCTTATCTGGTTGTAGTTTATTAGATGCCTATAAAACATCAAAATATGATAGTAATGAATATTTTAGTGTTAATCAAATAAGAACAATCGCTGAAATAGCCGAACCTTATTGTGATACAGGTGCTATAGATTATTCTCTGATAAGACAAATATATATAAGTTCTTCACTAGCGGTTAATTATACTCAGTATTTACCGGAAAATAAAGATTCACATGAACTACTAAAAGGTCTACATAATTTAGTTGTGGGCTTTAAAACACAATATGATAATAAAGGTGGCCGAATTTCTAAAGCATATTGTAGTTTAAAACTTAACTCTATCAAAAGATCAGCCGAGAAAATTCAACAAGTCATGGGGAGTAAATCTAGATGAAACTAGATTGGGAGAAAGATCCTAAAAAACAATCAGGCGGCTCAGAATGGAAACCCATTCTAAAATTTTGGATAATTGCTTTTGTAATAATAGGAACCTTACTATTAGCCACAGCATTTGCTTTTGCACCATTTAAAATTAGTTAAGGAGTTAAAATGAAATTGACAGAACTAGAACACTCATTTGCAGAAATAAACAAAGAATATGATGAGGGTAATTTAGAAAAAGAAGAGTATAAAGACCTTTTGCAAGGTTTGGAGATTGAACAAACCATAACTGAAAATGCTGACGAATTACACCGTAAACAAGAATTACAAAAAAATATTGAAATAGCTATCAAAGCAGTTTCAGCCATATTCTAATGCCTGATACAAGAGAAATTCAAGAATTAAAATTAGATGTTGGTTTATTAAAAAGAGATATAAACCAAACTAATAAATTATTGGAAAAACTCTCAGTATCAATAGATAAAATACAAGAGCTAAATGTCAATGTTTTACAAATGTTATCATTACATGAAGAGAAACTTGACCAAAATGAAAAAAATAGAAGTAATGTAAAAAATGATATAAAAGAGTTACACTCTAGGGTGACTACAGTTTCAAGAGAGGTACATGAAAGAATAGATCAAGTACCTAATCAAATCACCTCTGTGCATGAGAGAATAGATCAAATAGAATCAGCTATTAATATAAGACTTGATTCTTTACGAAAAGATTTATTAGATCATAAAAAAGTTGATAAAGGCAGATGGACTAAAACTATATCTGAAGTAGAAAAATATAAGTGGTTAGTTTTAGGCATAGCAGTAACAGCTGCATTTTTCTTAGGTAAACTTGATGTAAACTCTTTGTTATCGCTTGTAATTTAATTGTAATACTGATATATTATGAAGTATGTCATTAGCAATTGAATCGAAATTTATTCGTTTATTATCTCACAGATTAAGAAATTTCAAACAGAAGAAGGATTACCTGTGGAACTTTTCTTGCCCGATTTGTGGTGATAGTAAAAAAAACTTACTCAAAGCAAGGGGCTATGTTTATTCTAAAGGAAATAATTTATTCTATCGTTGTCATAACTGTGGCTCTAGCCTTAGTCTTGGCAATTTCATTAAACAGTTTGATCCAGAAACATACAAAGAGTTTGTACTTGAGAGATACAAATCAGGAGAATCAGGATTCTCAAACTTCAAAAAACCAAAATTTGAAAATATCAAGTCACCAAAGTTTGGAAAAATAAAAAGACAAAATTTTGAACATGGTGAATGGTTGTCAGATTTACCTGATGATCATTTTTGTAAAGCATATGCGATACAAAGAAAAATACCAAACAAACATTTTAGTAAATTACTATTTACACCTAATTATAAAAAGTTTGTTCAGAGTATGATACCTGATAATGATATGAAAATAACACCAGATGCAAGACTCGTAATACCATTCTATGATGAGAATGATGAGGTGTTTGCGATCTCAGGTAGAGCTCTTGAATCAGGCGATAGGAGATTAAGATATATAACATTGCGAACAAATAAATCTGAAAGTAAATTAGTCTATGGTCTTGATCGTGTAGATTTTGATGATATAGTTTATATTGTTGAAGGCCCTCTTGATTCACTATTCTTAGATAATTGTATTGCATCAGGTGATGCCAATTTATCAATCATTGCAGAAGATTTACCAGACGTTGATAAAGAGGATAAAATACTAATTTTTGATAATGAACCACGAAATGTTGAAGTATGTAAATTAATGTATAATGCTGTGAAGCGTGGTCATCATATTGTTATTTGGCCAGAATCAATAAAAGAAAAGGATATTAATGAAATGATTTTATCAGGATATACGCAAAGTGAGATGAAGAAGATTATAAGTACAAGCACTTATTGTTGTTTGAGAGCCCTTAATAAATTAACATTCTGGAAAAAAGTATGAATGATGTCGAATTGATTGGCATTTCGTCATTTTATGGTGATTTGAAAGATAAAAGTCCTGAAGATGCAATTGTTTACATGGCCAGAGTATCGAATCCTAGTAATCAAAATAATTTTGAAAGCTCAGATAAACTAATAAGATATTTAATCAAGAATAAACATTGGTCGCCCTTTGAGATGGTGCATATTGTGATGGAAATAAACACTACTAGGGATATTGGAAGGCAGATATTAAGACACAGGTCCTTTTCTTTTCAAGAGTTTAGTCAGCGTTATGCAGATCCAACAAAAGCTTTTGGATTTACTAACCTTAGAGAAGCTAGATTACAAGATTTAAAAAATAGACAAAATAGTATTGAGATGGACGAAACAAATACAGATCATAGACATCTACAATATCTTTATGAACAAGCACAAGTAAAAATTAAAGAATTAGCCATGGATAGTTACGATTACTTAATAAAAAAAGGTATGGCGAAAGAACAAGCTCGATCAATTTTACCTGAAGGCCTCATGATGAGTAAAATGTATATGTCAGGAAGTTTAAGATCCTGGATTCATTACTGTGACTTGCGAATGGCAAACGGAACACAAAAAGAACACATGGAGATTGCAATAAAATGTTGGTCAATAATCAAGAAAGAGTTCCCCAATGTTGCTAGGGGATTACATAAACAAGAAAGTTGAAATGGCAAAAATGGATATTAAATTGCACGATAGTAAATATGTATGGATGGATTATGAAAAAGATAAATTATTTGATCCTCTAGGTTTAAAAAGATTAAAAGAATCTTACATGAGGGAGGATGAAAATTCACCACAGGAGAGATTAGCATATGTATCACATACTTTCGGAACTGATGATAGTCATTCACAGCGCCTTTATAACTACGCTTCTAGCCATTGGCTTTCTTATTCTACTCCCATTTTATCTTTTGGCCGTAGTAAGCGGGGCTTGCCTATATCTTGTTTTCTCCCTTATCTTCATGATAGTAGAGAAGGTTTGGTTGACACTCTTTCCGAGGTAAATTGGTTATCAATGTTAGGCGGTGGTGTTGGCATAGGTCTTGGTATACGATCTAGTGATGACAAATCTACTGGCGTAATGCCTCATCTAAAAACATATGATGCTTCAAGTTTAGCATATCGTCAAGGGCGTACACGCAGAGGTTCATACGCAGCTTATCTTGATATATCACACCCAGATATAATGCAGTTTTTAGAAATAAGAAAACCAACAGGCGATCCAAATATGAGAGCAATGAATTTGCATCATGGTATCAACATCACAGATAAGTTTATGCAAATCATAGAAAATTCTATGGTTGATAAAAATTTTGATGATACATGGGAACTCATTGATCCACATTCAGGTGAAATAAAAGAAAAAATATCAGCTAAAAAATTATGGCAAAAAATACTAGAATTAAGAATGATGACTGGTGAACCATATTTACATTTTATTGACACAAGTAATCGTATGATGCCGGAGTTTCAAAAGAAAAAAGGACTAAGTATTAAACAATCCAATCTATGTTCAGAGATTATATTACCAACTGATAAAGAAAGGACTGCTGTATGTTGTTTATCTTCACTCAACTTGGAGTATTTTGATGATTGGAAAGATAATGATATGTTTCTTAGGGACGTGGCAGAGATGCTTGATAACGTACTCCAGTATTTTATTGATAACAGTCCCGATGCTGTTAAACGTGCAAGGTATAGTGCTACAAATGAGCGTAGCATTGGTATCGGCGCTCTTGGCTTCCATGCCCATTTGCAGAGCCATTCAATACCTTATGAATCCGCACTTGCAAAGTCTAGAAACGTGGAAATCTTTAGACACATTAGACGAGGATTAGATGAAGCAAATTTACAATTGGGAAAAATTAGAGGAGAGGCTCCTGATGCTTCTGGTACTGGCCGTAGGTTTTCTCACCTTATGGCTATTGCTCCCAATGCTTCAAGTAGTATCATCATGGGTAATACGAGCCCTAGTATAGAACCATTTAGAGCTAATGCTTATAGACAGGATACTTTATCTGGCGCCTATTTACATAAAAACAAATATCTAGACAGTATAATAAAAGAAAGGGCTAAAGATGAGGTTGACTATCAAAAAATCTGGAGTAACATTATCGCTTCCGATGGATCCGTACAACACCTTAATCTACTTGATGACCGGGAAAAGGACATCTTCAAAACGAGTATGGAAATTGACCAAAGATGGGTTGTGGAGCACGCAGCTGACCGACAAAATTACATTGACCAGGCACAATCCGTTAACCTATTCTTTCGGCCGGATGTAAATGTAAAATACTTACACGCAACACATTTTATGGCATGGAAAATGGGACTTAAAACTTTATATTATTGTAGATCAGAAAAAATTGGTAAAGCAGATAAAGTAGCAAAGAAAATAGAAAGAGAAGTAATCAAAGAACTAGATATGAAAGCAATAGCAGAAGGCGAAACAAGGACACAAGCAATCGTCTACGGAACAACTCATTGTTCATACTGTAACAGAGCTAAAATGGTATTGAAACAAAAAGGTATACCCTTTGATTATATTGATTTACAAGAAATTGGCAAAACAGCAGAAGAAGTTACGGGAAGACCCGTTAAGTCTGTTCCACAGATATACATAGAAGGCCAGTATATTGGTGGTTATAATGAAATGATGAACTATTTTAGTAAACAATCTTCAGTAGAAGATGACGAATGTACCGCTTGTGAAGGATAATTGTTCGATAGTATAGAAATAGTCAAAACTAAATCAGCCTATTGGGTCATGGGTTACATATCCACTTTTGGTGGGCCATTTGATACTTATGAACAAGCTGATAAACACAGGAGGTATCTAATAAAAAAATGGCTTACTCAGAAAAAGTAATAGATCATTATGAAAATCCTAGAAACGTAGGGTCTATGGATAAAACTGATAAGAATGTTGGTACAGGCATGGTGGGTGCACCTGCTTGTGGTGATGTAATGAAACTCCAAATAAAAGTAAATGATGATGGTATTATTGAAGATGCTAAATTTAAAACATATGGTTGTGGTAGTGCTATTGCAAGTAGTAGTTTAGTTACTGAATGGGTAAAAGGTAGAAGTATTGATGATGCAGAGTCAATTAGAAACACAGAGATAGCTACAGAGTTGGCTTTGCCACCTGTAAAAATACATTGTTCAATTCTGGCTGAAGATGCAATCAAAGCTGCTGTACATGATTATAAAAATAAAAAAGAAAATGTTAAAGTTAAACATGAGAAATTAAATTAGGAGTATTATGCAGAACGATTTAAAACATTGCACATTATCTGATCTAGTTTATGAGGATCTTAACACAGTTATTAGAAAAAAAATCTATAAAATGGGATATACAAATGTAAGATTTCTAGACATTGATGGTGCTCAGGCTTATATTTGTAAAAGTGATACTCA